AAACCATTTGTTGATATATGGCCATTGTGCATTTCAAAACCTTTGATTTCTAAATGACCAAGTACCATATCTGCGCTTTCTTGTTCTAACATCATAGTTGTTTGTTCTATGTTAGAAGAATTAACCCATGGTAGAAATAAAAATCTCATATCATCTATTGTTGTTATGATAGGATCTTTATGTATATTAAACAATAAAGGGTTCAGTAATTCAGTTGGTGAATTTATTTCATTTGTATTCTTATAGTAAGTATCGTGGTTACCTACAATGATATCAACATTACAACCACGATTGATTAATGGGTTTACAAACTTATTGTTAAAGTCAGATAGTGTTTTAAAATTTACAAACTTTCGTCTATCTAACACATCACCAAGATGTATCACATTCTTTATATGATTAGCCTCTAGGTAAGGAAAAAATATCTCATCATAAAACTTATAAAAGTATTTACTGTAATGAGGGTTATCGTTTCTTGCACCTAGGTGTGTATCTGCAATTAAAGCAATTTCCATATTATGCCATAAAGTATTCTAATTTCTTAGGTTCTTTCTTTTTTCTTTTTGTTGGTTTGTTTTCAACTGGTTTTGGTTCTTCTTCGTATATCATATTCTTTTTAAGAAAATCTGTATAGGCATTTTGATATTCTGTATTATCACTTTCTTGCCTTACAATCTCATCTAGTCCACCCTTCATTATTAGTTTTTGTTTTATCGTTGTTTGTTTTTTCTCTTTCTGTATTCTACGAATAAAAGCATAATAAATTATTTGGGTGAAGTAGGCAAAAGGATTAGATGACTTTTCAGGGTCAAAGTTGGCGACATACTGTAAACAGTTTTCTATGCCATCACTAATCATATCCTCTTTGTATGTATAGTTTATAAAGTTTGGTCTATAAGACAAATGGTTTGCAATCTTTAAAAAACATTCACCAATGTAATCACTTATTGGTGGGTCTCGTCTTTTTCTATTTCTTGCACTTACCACTTTCTTATGGTATTTTTTCATTTCTTCAAGGAACTTTTTATTATCAACATAATGTTCCTTTTTGCGTGTATTTAATTTTACATTCATAATTAGTTATTATATCATATTATAGTATAAAAGTCAACCATATATACTAGATTTAGTTAAATTAATTTTATTAAAAATAATGCTTGACAAAACCGTTGACTTGGTATATAATGGGCCATGCCCCGGTTGTCAGAGTATCTTGCTTTAGTGTTTAGTTTTGTTACCTTTGAGATATTCCATAGTATCATAGTAATCCTCATCATTCATTTTATCTAATAGTTTTTGCATACTGTCTTTTTCTCTTTTCAATTTATCTTGTAAAGGTTCTAATTTTTTGTTATAATTCATTCTTAAATTATTATAATAATCTTTGAGACTATCGTTAGGCACCGCCAAGGTCATTACATTATTTTTATGTATTGAGAATATTTTATCAGTAGATTGAAATACCCAAGGTCTTAATGCCATACGCTCTTCAATCCAGTATTGGTCATCTTCAACTGGTTCGTTATGCAAATCTATTTTATATGGATCACTCAATCGCAAAAAGTCTGAGCCTTCTTGCACTAAAATACCTGCGATTACTTGTTCACCTGAAACAAGTTTAAGTAACCTAGGTACAGGTATTTTTACATGAGTTTCTTTTACTTTTTCATTACTCATATTAGTATTTATATATCCACATTATGCATTTCATAGTCGAACTCTTGTTCAGTATAAAACCCTACTCTTTCCATAAAGTGATTAAGGGTAAAGTTTTTTCTTTCTTTGTACGAAAAGTCATCAGCGATATCATACAAAGTCGCCCTAGACTTACTATCACCAAGACGCAACCCACGACCAAGAGACTGTAAAACTCGTATTTTAGATTTGGTAGGGCTTGCGAATATAACATTGTGTAGATTCCTAATATTGATACCAGTAGAAAAAGTTCCGTAACTCGCAACGATAATGGCATTGTTTTCATTTTCTGTAATACTCCTTATTGTTTCTCTATCTTTAGTATCTGTGCCACCATAAACAAAAAATAATTTTCTTGTATGTGGGTCTAAAGTATCACCAATCATATCATACAGTATTTTACCATGTTTGTCAACATATTGAAATAAAACTAAAGTATTCCCTGTCTGGTCTTTGGTAAGATTTTTGATAAAGTTGTTTCTTCTTTGATGTGATACTATATATTCCATTTCTTCTTGGTACTTTAAATTCTTTACTTGTATGCAATCTTCTTTAGGATATTTGAGTACCACACATTGTATTTTTAAATCTGCTAATTGTTTCTTATCTATTAAATCTCTTGTGGTTGTAACATTTGTAACAGGACCAAATAAACCTTCTAATACTAATTTATGGACTTTACTATCATCTAAAGTACCAGTCGTGCCTATTCTAAAGTTTGCATTGACTAGACTACCCATAATCTTTTGTAGTTCTTTTGATTTGTATAGATGTGCCTCATCACCAATTACACAATCAAACTGTTCAAAGTATTTTTTATCAAATGTGGCAAGAGATTGCCATGTAGATACAACAACAGGTTTCTTTTCATCTATCTCATAACCATAATACTTTCTTTGTACATAGTCTTCCGCTTTCCAAGAATAGTCTTCAAAGTCTTTGTACATTTGTTCTACCAATGATGTAGTTGGCACTACTAATAAACTTCTTTTACCAAGTGTTGTCATCATTCGTATGATACAATAAATGATTAAAGACTTACCAGAAGCGGTAGGCGATAACAAAATACAGCGTCTATGATTAATCGCATGTGCAAAAGCGTCCAGTTGGTAATCTCTAATTTTTAGGGATTTCGTCAAAATTTTGTCAACAAACTTGGAAAAATCGTCTCTAGGAACGCTACCAGTCCTGTTTAAGCCATCGGGCAGTATGATTGTATGGCCGTTTTTTTCACAAAAATGCTGTACATACGGCACTAGACCGCGATACAGTTTACCAGTCGCTTTACTGTATAATCGTATCTTACCGTCCCATCTTTTGGCACGAACAGATGGCATGAAACTTGCACCTGGTACTTGAAATGTAAAAAAGTCTGATAAGTCTTGGACTAATCCAAGGTCTTCACTTTTACATTTGACATATGCTTGATTAAAGATTTCTATTTGTAATTCTGCCATCTAATTCTTCATATGATATATTTGTCCAATTATCTCTTTCATCTAATTCTTCTATATTATCACCAACATGTATAAACTCGTGGTCTTCGTATTTGTTTAGTAATCGTTTCGTATGAGATATCCAGTTTACTGGATTTACTTTGTTTGCATTAGTACCAACATAACCTTTTGTACCTTTATATACATTGTTTACTGTATCTGTTTTTGAATAGTAGTCATAACCTATCAGATATATTTTTTTCTCTTTATCTGCTGCCATCATGGCAATCAATATACCTGCATTTGTTTTTTCTTGTTTATATTTACCTAGACCCATTACTTTGTCTTTCTTCTTCGTCCAGGTTATAAGATATCCTTCTTGGTCTTCACTTAGGTAGAGTTTGAAATCGTCTTCATTCTTGTCTGTGCTTTCTTCTCTCATCTTTCTCATCAAGTCTCTATTGTTTGCCCAACATACAAAATATCTTTTCTTCTCACCACGCCATGCCCATTCGTCTGTATAGTCGTTAATGTCTATGTCTTGTCCTATAAACTTTGCAACTGTTTCAGGTTCAAATAGTTTAGGATATAATGTGTGTGGATTCTTTTCCCATGTTTTCAGATATACAGGATTCTCAAATGCATATCCACTACGATATATTTCGTGGCATATATTATAGTCCATTGCCAATAATACATCAGGTGTAAAGTCTCTATAAAGACCATTACAACCATATATCTTTCCGTGTTCTCTTAATCTATGTAGGTCAAAGTCTTTTCTACTTTCACCATTACCAATACAAAATATCATGCCAATCTCACATTCTCATAATTGTTTAATACATTATCCCAGTTACCATACTGTACAAATTTCATCTGTGGATATAATTCAAAAGTTTCTACAAACTGTTTACTTGGAAATACTTTAGGATTATTTTTAAGTGGATAATTATTACTACTTTTATATATGTTATTATGTTTACCCGTTTTATCATAATCAAATCCAATCATATGTACCTCTACACCACCTGGATATTTCCATTCATCATTCAAATACTTACACGCATTTATTGTTGCCAATCGTAATGCTGCCGTGCCACAATCAGGCCAGTCTTGGTCCCAATAACATATTCTATTATATGCGTCTCTACTTTCACTATCGTTTCGCCAACGATGTTGAAATAATACTCTACGATCTTTCCAACAACCTGCAAAAGTAACTTCATTCGATATACCTTTGTCTTTACAAAACAAATAGTCTGTCCAATAATCTCTATAAATGGCATTGCACCCATACTTAACACCTTTAAGATTGTCTATGTTAATAGACCTTCTACTTTCACCGTTACCAATAACCCAATGTATTAACACTAGATACTGCCTTCAGTAAACTTTTTCCATTCTATCGCATTTTTAATTTGAAAGGTGCGATTGTTAATTTGTTTAAGTGTATCTTCACAGAATTTACATATCTGTTTTAGATATTCAATCTTTTGTCTTTGTTTAATAATACTATCATCAGCGTCTAAAAATTTATCCACATCTTGTCGTAATACTTTTAAATCAAAGTTTTCATTCTGGTATTCTTCTGGGTCTGCTTTGCCAGTGTAGAACAACCATCTCTTAATGTGTAGTTTAGAATAGTCGCCTTCTTCTTTCTTCAACATCAAAGCATATGTTGAATATATCTTTAAGTATTTTGAGTGTAGTGTAGGTGTAGATAAACTCTCTATATCAAGTTGAGTATCATCTATTGCCAGGTCTTTAGACGCCTGGTCTTGTAATTCTTCTAATGTCATAGTATCTCATAATTATAATGTTGTATATGTATGTATCTTATATCCAAAGGTACAACTTGCCGTTAGATATTCCACATCCGTTAAGTTTTGATTATACTCTAAAGCACTTAATGATTTAGGGTATATGTCTTGGTAATTTATTTCCATCACATTGATGTTTCTACTTGTCATTACCGTTAGTTTTGCGTCAGCAAATATAGCGCCATCATTTGTTGCACGGGTAGGTCTACCTGCGTCAGTTGATCTAGTTTGTGTTGACAATGGCATTCTATCACCACCATCAGCAATTAATGCCCTATACTTTTCATCACTATCTACCTGTGCCAACCCTGCCATCCAATCATGTATTTGTTTGTATGTCTCTAGGTTTTCATCTACTGTAAATGTAATTGTTAGATCATCAAAAGTTAAATCATTACCAGGTATTTTAAGTTGTTGTAATCTTGTAGGTTGTATCAATTCAGTTAGAGTAATACCAGGTATATTTGCCTGTACTGTATTAAACTCAACCTTTGGTATCTTAACACATTGAAACCTAAACTTGGTAGGATCTGCAAAATCCAGATTTGATGGTTGTTTACTTGCTAAACTTGCTTCCGTCATATTAGTATTTATAATAAAAAAAGGGGGCGATATTGCCCCCCTTAATCTCTATATTACAGATAAAATTACATTAAGTTTGTAACTTTTACCATTCTGTAATAGATGTTTGCTTGGTCAGTACCAGTGTCTGATGCTTGTGCTGAACTTTCAGCAAATGGGTTTCTAATTAGACCATATCTAGTTTTAAAACCAATTTTTGGTTGGAATGTATCTTCACCAACTGCTCTCACCATTTGTAGTGGAACATATGGGCAATAGAACATACCAGCATCATACGGGCTAGTTCCTTTGTAACCCACTGTGAAGTATTGAGCCGCAGTATTGTTTGACGCATATGGGTCAATGTATACTTTGTATCTTCCGTTTAGAGTACCAGCAAAAGTATTACCAGTATCGTCAACATTTAGTGAGTTGTTAAGAGCAGGAGCATAATCTAATATACCAGCCATTTGTAGAGCAGAAGCAACATCAGAAGAACAGATAAGAATGTTACCTTTTCCTCTTCTTGTTTCTTGTGCAATTACATTAGCGTCTCTCTCAACTTGGAACATTAAACCTTTGAATTTTTCTACTGACCAACGACCGTTAGAGTCCGTATCTAAATCAAAAGTACCTGATGAAGTTGTATTTGTGTTAGCACCTTTTTTCGCTTTTTCATAAATTGTTCTAACTACTTCCCTGTTGATCTCTCCAAGGATTTCAGCAGATAGTATGTTAGCCAATTCAGTTTCAGCGTCTAAACCGTGGATTGCTTTAAGGTCTTGAGCAAGTTCCATTGTGTATTCTGCTTTTAACTGTCTAGTTTTAGCAGTAACAGTAGACTTCTCAATACTGAAAGCCATCTCAGCGAGTGATGAACTTGCTTCAGCAGTTGCTGTCGCAATACCAGTACCAGTTGTTACACTTGTTGTAGTATCGTTCATTAACCCTGGATTTAGTGAAGCAGACATTGTACCAGTACCAGAGAAATCTGAATCTGGCTCGTTGAATAATGCTTCTGTGCCTGAGTTTGAAGTAAATCTGGACTTCATAGCAAAGATTAGTCCTGTTGGACCAGTCATTGGTTGAACGCCACAGATGTCGTATGCGATTAAGTTAGGCATTGCTCTTCTAACTAATGAGATTAGGATTGGATCCCAGTTTGCTACTGCACTGTCGCCAGTTACATTGGCAATCTCACCTAGAAACGCTTTGTCTTCTTTAGCCGCTTTTTCTTGGTTTTCCAAGATAACAGCAGTTACCGCCCTTTTGTATGGGGAATCAATTTTTGGTAGATCCGCATGCTCTAGGACAGGAGACCACTTTTCTTGTAAGTTTTGTGAATTAAACATTTTGTTTATCTCTCCTTATTTTATATATTTCTTCCGTAGATATCTCTACTTTTTCCCCTACTAATAGCAGCCGCATAACGCTTCATGGAATCTGATAGATCCTCTGGCGCTACTGTGTTACCATCGTTGGAATCTTCGTTAACAGTATCGACATTTTTAGTTTCTGCTGGTGCTTCTTTTTTAGTACCAAAATAACTTTCTTTAATTGTAGAAAGTTTTTTCTTGTACTCATCAGCACTTTCAAAACTTACATCTTCTACTAAAGATTTCATCTTTTCTTTTTCAGTATCCGCTAAACCTTCAACTTGTTCTTCAAAGATTTCGTCTTTTGTATAACCGTCAATTGTCTTTTTATCTTCGACAGCCTTTTCAGTCATTTCATTAACTTTAGATTTTAACTCTTCCAGTTCTTTTTCTTTTGCCTCTAGGACATCATACTTTTCTTCTGGAACATCAATGTAATGATCTTCGAATAATTGTTTTAAGCCACCAATAAAGTCTTCAGCGATTTCGCCTTTGATACCTTTTTCGATTGCTAATTCATTATCAGCCATCCACTGCTCAACAACATAGTTTAAGTAATTGTCAACCTTAGTAGTTAGGTCATCTTTTACTTGATCTTTTGCTTCTGCTAATTCTTTTGAGTATTCACCTTCTAATCTTTCGATTTCAGATTTTACTTTTGATTTAACAGCCGCTTCAAAAATTGTTGCCGCTTTAGATTTAAACTCTTCGGACAAAGAACTATCACCAGATACAAGAGCGTTAACATCATCTGAAACATCAATAGATTTTACTCTTGCTTCAACTGATTCCTTCTTCTCTTTATCTTTTTCGTCTTCATCTTTATCATGCATGTCTTCTTTTTTCTCATCATCGCCGTTCATAGCAGCCATCATTTTACCGTAAGAAGCAGCAATTTCAGATTTTTTCTTTTTGTTCATCATGTCGTACATAGCCTGAATCATACCTGATTTAGTCTTTGGCATTTCCATGATTTCATCTTCGTCTTTATCGTCTTCTTTATCTTTTTTCTCACCGTCATCATGCGCCGCTTCAGCCTTCATGTGTTTGTCAGCCGCTAGTTTTTGCATTGGTTCTGCCGGTGTAGCACCTTTCGTAGGAGCAGATGCGTCTTTTTTAACTTTGTCCTTAGACTTGTCTTGTCCAACTTTATCAGATGGAGAAGTTACTGCCGGACCTAAGTCTTCATAGTCAGCACCTTTTTGCATTGGTTCTGCTTTACCGCTACCTTTTTTAGGTGCGTCATGCATAGCCTCAACAACTCCCTCAGGAGCCTCAGAAACGATATTTTCGTTTTTGATTTCTTCAGCCATTTTTTATATTCTCTCCTTATTATTTCGAAATAAAATTTGCGTATAACTATTTATCTTTTTGTAAGTTTTTGCATAAAACTATCAAAGGCATGCGCCTCTAAATTTGCTTTACGCTGTCTAGCCTCACGCTCAATTTGTTCTTGTATTTCAGAAACATCTTGTTCCTTGATTATACCACCATCCCAAATCCACTCTTTGCCCTCCATGACACCGTTAACGAATGCCTGTGGAGCAGATGGATCTGCAACAATGTCGGCAGCAGTTGCTAAGTAAAAGTCAGATTTTACATAGTTTGTACCGCCTCTATTCTCCAAAGAACCCATGCCCCTTGATGAAACTCCTAATTGTGCGCCTTCGTCTATAAGACTTTTTACAATCTTACCATAAGGCGTGTCTGTAATTTTTGCTTCGCCAATGTAGTTACCTTTGCCATCACCCTCTAATTTAGTGATTATGTGTGATACTCTCTCTAAATTTACAGTGGGTCCGTCTGGGTGCCCTAGTTCGCCAAACGCTCTCTTTTTATCGACAAATTCTTTATTGTAACGATTAACCTCTTTCTCTAATACTTCCTGTGGGTAAACACGACCATTTCTGTTCTTAATGTTTGCCTGCATGAAAATACCTTTGATTTTATGAGACTTCTTACCATTATCTTCTTCGACAATGTATTGTGCCTCATTTATTTCTTCTCTAATTAGTTTCATGTGCGTATTTTCCCCTTTTGTTCTATTTATGTTATCTGACCTCTAAAATGACGGAATAACTATCACCATTCACAAAATTGTGAGTAGAGAACAGTATATCACCAGTTGGTGATGTTGCATTATTAGCGATCTGTATTGCTGGTGTTTGTAAATCTATCGTGCCAGAACCACCAAGAAAGAGTGCCGTTGCGTTAGTTGTGCCTTCAAACAATATTTCTACCGCACCTTTTGGGTCAGTAGTGTTGATTGAATACACAACCCTTGCAATCTTTGTAGAGGTAGACAAGTGGTTCAAAGACGCACTTGTCATTTTCTCTACTAAACTCTCACCTGTACCGTCAGATTTATTGGTAAACTTCATTACCGTTTTACTACCAGCAACATCTGCTATAGTTTGACTTGTTACAGTATCAGCCATTATCTAGTTTGTCCTGATTGATTGTAACCTTTTGCTTTAGTTACTTCAATAATGAAAGTACCAGTTACGGCACTACCGTTTGTTATAAGAATATCACCAGTAACACCTGTACTTTCTGGGTTTGTAATCAGTGGTTGCTTACCATGAAAACCAAACTCACCAGAACCATGTACTGTGATTGCGTGATCGTCTGTGCCTGCGTCAAATAAAAACTTTACATTACTTGTTGCCGCTGTTGTATTCCATTTAATACTTCTTATGTGTAGTGTTGGGTTAGACGAATGACCTCTTAAGGAACTTGCGTCAACACACACTACCGCTGAGTTTGTGTCATTGTTGATTTCGAACATTCTTACTGTTCGTGTTTCACTATCAACAAGATTTCTTGCGTTTACTATTGCCATTTTTACTCTCCTTTATATGGTTAGACCTGTTTCTTTTTCGAAATAAGTCTCAATATCTTTTGGTTGTACTCTATATTTTTTACTCACATCTCTTACAACCTTTGGAAATGTGGTCAAAACTTTTTGCGGTTGTTTACTCATCATACCAAACAAATCATCTACCGCCTTCTTTACTTTAGGGGCAAGTCGTCTGTATGCTGGTGAACGCTTATGTTCACCCTTTTCTTTAATCGTCAATTTCAGTTGGCTCAGGGTCAACATCTAACTTGTCCGCTTCTAATTCTTTGTTGAGTAAAGTACCTGCTAGGTCTTTTCTCTTTGTATCTAATTCAACACCTACTTTATCTGATAGTGAAGCCTTGAAAGCCTTTTCTGCCTCTACGGTATCACCTTTGTCTAAAGCATTAATCATATTTTTAGTATCTTCTATACTCATTAAAATCCTCCGTCATCATCTTTTTGGTTAGGGTCTTTAATCACGCCCTGCTCGATTTCTTGTTTGATTATTTCTCTTTGTTTTTCTACTTGATTGTCATTCATCTTTAGAACATGTTTATTAACATAGTCCTGTGAATAAACAGTACCTATCATACCATTGTCTTTCATGGATCTGAATATTTCCATACGATCTTTAAACATTTCACTTTCTTTTATTTCTGCAAAATATCCATCGTTAACATATTCATACTTGATAGTTTGTGATAAAGAGTTTTCCCAATCCTCGATAGTAACCACACCTTTGAGAATAAGTTGAGTTTTCAATAGATCATGGAATAGTGTGTTAAATCTATTTCTTAATCTACTGATAAACTTTGTAAATTTAATTTCGTCTCTATTTACCTCAGTTGATCTACCAAGTTGTAGTCCACCTGCAGCCTCACTATCTAATCTGCTGTAAGGTACATTGAGACTTTGATATAGTTTCTTTTGAAAATATTTGATATCATCTATTTCGCCAAGATTTGAACCCCCAGGTAAAGTTGTAATCTCTGTCCCTCTACCACCTTCTCGTCTTGGTAACCAAAAATCTTCTAACATACTCATATACTGTCTATCGTCTCTAATCTCTCCTGTAGAGGCGTCATATACAAGTTTGTTTCTATATCTGTTCATTACATCTTTGAGGTATTGTTCTGCCTTTACTTTTGGTAGATTACCTACATCAATGTAAAAAATTCTTCTTTCTGGTGCCCTAGATATTCTGTATATGACCACAGAATCCTCAATCATTCTTAACTGATTGACTGGTTTGATTGCCTTATGTAAATAAGACAAGACCATATTTCTTTGTTGATCTACTAGACCACTTACACAATGAGCAATACTATCTTTTGCAATCTTTAATCCAGTTGTTGCACTTGCACCTGGTTGCACACCTTTTTCGTTGTAAATATAAAATTCATCAAATTCAACACTAGGTGGTTTGTTTGGATCTTTTGGTGCAAACTCTTCACCTGGTTTTGATTTAGGTGCTCTTACTTTCTTAATCTTTCTTGGGTCGATGTATCTTAATTCTGTTATACCATTTTTTGGATTTTTAGGGTCGATTAATTTATGATATACAATACGACCATCAACATACCATCGTCTAAAAATATCATGCCCTTTTTGTTCAAACTCCAATAATCTAATTACATTTTCAAACTCTTCGCCAATTCTTTTCTTTACTGCCGCTGAGAATGGTATATTATTTACATTTAATCTTACTACTTCTTGTTTATCATCAACAACAATTGCCTCATTGATGATATCTTCAACTGCCATATCACATTCTGGGTGTATGGAAACTTCTCTATATCTTCTTATTAAGTCTGCTTCGTTATTAATTTTACCTTCTTGGTCGAGGTAAGTACCAAAGTGCCCACCACCCATAATAGTTTGTACACCGTCCTCTGCGGTTGGTGCCGTAAACGATTGAGAGGTGCTTTGTTGAGCCTTTCTTTTTATTTCGAAACCAAATATTTCTGCCACTACATTTCTCCTTTTCAATATTTAGTGGGGTCCTAAGACCCCACTTTTTATAACAACAATTAAGTTGTAGTGTTTGATTCCCAGTATTGGTATCTCCAAGTACATTCAAATGTTTCTAATGCTGTTACCTGATCATAGTTTAAGTCAACCTGACCTATGATAGTTGGGAACATACCTCTAAAAGTATAACTTTTAATTGTATTACCATTTCTATCTAGGTGGTCAACAAAAGCGTCAACCTGATAATCAACTGGGTTGTTTAACCCTTCGTTATCTGAATGATTGTTAATACCATTCGACCATCTTTCAATCGCATTTCTGATACCAAAGTCAGTATCATTAATGATAGTTGTACTCCAAGTTTGGAATGTTCTATCACCTGCCATGTAGATAGGTCTACCACGGAAGTTTACAGCAATTTCTCCTAATTCACTTGTAGGTAGTATAGTTGATGAACATAAGAAAGCCATACTTTCTGTTTCACCACCAACTGCCGCAAATCCAGGAAAAGGCATAGTTACTTTAAATTGGTTTTGTCTTGCTCCACCGCCTTTTAGTTTTGAGACAAAATCTGATACATTAGCCATAATTTATCTCCTATGCTCCTGCCACTTCACTAAACGCAACGCCTGTTCTAGTCGCTACAAAGTTTAGTTTGATGAAATTGATTGAACGATTTGGTTTGATAAAGATATCTGCCACAAATTCGTTTCTGTCAATAATATCACCCGTGTTGTTTGTTTCATCACAGACTACTGAAAAATCTGTAATACCTCGTCTACCTTGGATATCTCTAAGGAAAGGTTCTACTAGGTTTCTAAATTGTGCTCTTGTAAATTCGTCATTGAACTCAAAGAGTTGGAATTTAGCAGCCGTAGATATTGCTTTCTCTAATGTTAAGAATAATCTTCTTACATTAATTCTATCAAAGGCACTAGGTTTTGCTTGTGCTGTTTTATCACCAAACAAGACTGTGCCTTGTCCAGGGAATGTAACAACTGGATTTACTCTTGCTTTGTAGAGTATATCTCTTTGTGATTGGTTTGGATCAAATGCTAGTTTTACTGCACCTCTAATCTGACCTCTGTTAAATCCAGCAGGTGAGAAGAATGGGTCAGCAACATTATCTGTTCTAGCACATAATCCCGCAATATCACCGTTTAATGGTACAAATCTGAATACATCATTGTACTTATCGTACATATATTTGTAACCACTATCAATGACAGCGTATGATGAACTTGATAAACCATCAGCAAAGTTTTTAACATTTTCAGTTGCAACGATTTCATTTGCCGCGTTTACAACATCTGCTCTTGCAGGTGAAATAAATGCCACACAATCTTTTCTTGCTTCTGCAATATCAATTACTTTTGTTGCGTGTGTGTCTCCAGTTGCGTCTGCCGCTGTAGCACCACCACCTTGAGATGGTCCGCCTATAAGTAAATTAATCTCTTGTGTTTCTGGATCACCAAACTTATCGTATGCTAATGCCATTTCACCAAGAGTTGGTTCATTATCAGTTGTACCTCCTGATAGACTTGAACTAAAGATAGTAATACTTTGAGTTCCAGTATTATCAAAAGTTTGACCTACTTTTGAACTACCTGCGTTAGCAAGTGTACTTTCGTGGTCTAACCAATAGATGTATTTACTATTTGCATATAGGTAATCTACATAATAGATTGAACTACCTGTAGCACCTTTTGCGTCTGAGGCTTGTGAAAGTCCCTCATGTGTTTCTAATATTGTACCAGCAGTACCAGTTATACCACCATCTTCATCAACTACAACGATATGTAATTCATCATTACTACCGCCTGCATTTGATACATCATCAGTGGTTGTTGGTGCCGCACTAAAGTTGAAATGGTATTCCCAAAATCTTCTAAAGTATGCGTTGTCATCTACAGCATGTCTTAATCCACCAGTTTCAGTTGCGCCAGTTGCCTGATTAAATCTAGCAATTGTTAACACATTACTACCTGGTAATGCCGTTACCTTGTAATAGAATCCAGAAGGTACAGCAGTGAAATTACCACTTGTATCTCCAAATTCAATAATGTCGCCCACTTGGATCTTGTCTCCACCAGCATCATCAATTGTGATTGCTGTATCGCCAATAGCCGCACTTGCGTCATTTACAAGGTTAGAACCTCCACCCGCACTTGCATATGCGTTTGAGTTGGTACACATAGATACTTTTAAATTGTTACCTTCAGTTCCTGCTTCTCTTGCTCCAAAAGAACCATTAGATGCTGAACCGTCAGAATAGTTGTTTAAGTAATGAGTAGTATTTTTGATTTGTAAGCCTGTACCATCAGAGGTAGCATTCTTATTACCTGTTACTGCTCTTACCACTTTAAGGGTGTTACCGTACTGTAAAAAGTTGGTTGCGCTAAAAAAGTATTCGAAGTTTGCGGCAGTTGGTTTCCCAAAAACTTCCACATATTCGTCTTCACTAGAGATAGTTACTACCTCATCCATCGGCCCTTTCTCACTAATAACCCCAATCGCACCAATACTGGTAGAGACTGCTGGAATTACATTAGTTAGATCCTTTTCCGTAACATTAACGCCCGGTGATACTAAAAAAGCCATCTTGTTTCTCCTTATTGTGTTTAAATTTAAACTCGTAACTATTTATAAATTACTAAATTTACCAACCTTTTTTCTGGACAACAGGTGTCCATGTTGTGCCGTATGGGTCTTTGAAACTTTCTGGTTCATTAAGACCATCATCAACAAAACCAAACGGTGCCATATCTTGTTCCATAAGATGTGATTGTTCATCAACCAATCGTTGTCTTATATCTTGGTCAGTTAATTCTTTGAAATATGTTTGATTTGATAACCATGCAAACATCACCAAACACATAACCAAATCGTCTGTACTACCTTCTTCAGCCTCGTACTTTTCTTTGCCTTTTAATATATATGTTGACAATTCTGCAATAATATCAAAGTCTTGTATGATAAACTTATCTGTTTCTATCATGGTCTTTAAGTTAGAACAACCAATTTTCTTTGTTGCCTTTGTTGTTCTTAATCCTAGTTGAGATTGTTTGCCACTAAAACCTGTACCTGCAATCTGACCAGAACGACCTCGTTGATTGACCATAATCATATTGTCATATTCTAAATCAAATTGTAAAGTATCTGCAACTTGACCACCAATATCATTTACCTCTACTAACACCTCTGCCATATTATAACTCTTTGCAATCTTATGAATGATTTGTGGAAATAACATAGGTCTTATTTCATTGTTACGATATTTACCTACAATCTTGTATGGTATGCGTGTTGCGTCTGTTATGACAAAAGCAGAATAATCATTTACGGTACCTCTTGCAACATCAACTGTAATCACATAACGGTGCCCTTGTTGTGGCATTTCGTATATGTCTAGTCCTGCGTTTTGTTGTATAGGTGTAATGTGTGATAGTGTTCTTAACTTTGCACTATTGATAAGTGTATCAACACTACCTAAGAACTCACATTCAAACTCCGTTCTAAATTGTTGTTCACTTGTATTCTTTATTGTTTCTTGTTTCCATTTTTCGTCTCTACCTGGTACCTCTGACCAATGCACTTCAATTGGTTTGTAACTATTTCTTTCATGTTGAGCATCATTCCATAATTTATAAAACATGTTCATACCATGTGGTGTAGATACGATCATAACTTTAGAACTTTTACCAGATGAGATTGTAGGATAAACTGAACTAAAAAATTGTTCAGCAATATTGTTTGGTACATAGGCAAACTCATCTAAAAATATTACATTGTAAGAACCACCACGCACGGCACTTGATGATGTTGCAGCCGCAAGTATCTTACTACCATTTTCTAATTCTAAACTACCTTTGTTCCAATTGATAACACCTTGTTGTAAAAATTTTGGTAAGTTTTCATATGCAAGTTGTAAACGACCTAACAAGTCTCTTGCCACTGCAGCCTTGTTTGCAAGTATGGCAATATTTACATTCGCATTAAAGATAGCGTAGTGTAATAGATAGGCAATAATCGTAGTTGACTTACCAGTCTGTCTTGGTAACTTACAGATTGTAAAACGATTATTATGAAATGTATCGACCATTTCTTTTTGGAAGTTATACATTCTAAATGGTTGTAAACCATGATCAAGTGTTACAATCTTTAAATAGTGTGTAATAAAATAGATAGGGTTATCTTGGCACTTAATAAATTCTTCTACTTGTTTTTTAGTATACCTAGTCTTTTGGTTTGCAGCCTTAAGATTAGGATTACCAAGATAAGTTTTATTTTCCATTCTTCTTTATCAACTTTTGTAATTCTGCTGTTGACCCTACAAATAAATTATTCTCAACCTTGTTAGGTACTTTCTTTGTTTCTTCACCTAACTTTTTCATCTTCTCTTGTAACTCTAAAAGTTTTTCTGTTACTTCACCAACATTCTTAATGAGTTGCCCTGCCACTTCGTATGTTCGTGGGTGTTCAGTTTCTTTTGCAAGAGTGAGAATACCATCTATTGCGTCTTGCCCTCTTTCAACTAGATTATACAAATTTTCTCTACTGTATTTGTAGTCGCTAGTAATATCTTCTTGTTCATTCGGCCTAGGTATAACTGGCTTACTTTCAGTCTCAACGATTGTTTTATCCGTAATGTCTAAAATCTCGTTGAGTTTATCCTCAACTTTTTTCATTAGGATTCTTTATCTGTACCAGAAGCAGGATCGTATTCGTCAGCGTCTTGGAAGAAAGAGTGTGTTTCATTGAATCCAAAATTATCGTCAGCGTCTGCTGTTGTTGGATTAGGTGTAACAACAATTCTTTGTTCTCTTTTTGCCACATTGACATTTGTATCTGTATATTGATCCACTTGTACTCTCTTAATAATTTTAGAACTTGTTACAGGTCCGTATAGATACATCTTTGCTGTAAAGTTTAGAGTGTACATAATAACTCGTCTTTCAGTAAAGTTACCATCGTAAGTATCTTCATATGATACATCATTTAAAACGATTGGTACATCACGCACTATTTCCATTGTTGGTAATACATTCAAACTAATTGTATAGTCTGGTTGAAACATTGGTAATATTTGTTCAACAATTTGTAATGCGTCTTCACTATTTTTTGCCATTGCAAATAAACTAAAACCTACATTGTATGGCACAGGCATATAACTATGTTGTAATGACTTACTATCTGCCCCTTTTACTTTTCTAAACTTTTGTATTCTATTTAATTTTCTTGGTGCGTCATATGTAAGTGTAGTCATTTCAAAACCTATACGAGGTAAAGTCAACGCCGTTGTCTTACCATCATCTGAGGTTCTAGCACTATCTTGTTCTAGTCTTACTAGAAATTTTTGTTTTGGGCCATATGCTAATGGCACTTTCATTTTTTGTATTACTTTACCAGTTGAGTTTTTACGATAAACATACATATCGTTAAACAGCGTACCAAACGCAACGACCGTCTTTCTTATCAACTCATGGTATTGGGCATCCTTAAACATTATTTACTCCTTGGGTCTCCAAATGGGTTATTTTCAGAAAAGTCGAATATATCATTATTAGGATCAAAGTCATCTAATCCTGCGGCAGCGTCAAAGGCTTTGTTATCAGCGTCTGTACTTTCTGTCGCCAAGTTATCTGTTAATGCGTCTTCTAGTATTATATATTCGTTATAATCTGGATCATCTTCGTATAAGATATTATCACCATCTGTTTCGTCTATTAGGAACTCACCTGCTTCTGTCAATACTGCTTCTACATCACCTGAAATATTTTCAGTTAGTAATGAACCTGCACTTGTTGTACCACTCTCTAAAGTTATTTGATTTTCTAGGACATCCATAGTAACTTGGTCAAGTTTGTTATCTATTTCTGCTAATCCAGTTTCAACACTTTCTGAAGCGTAATCCCATGTAGAACATTTTAATTTGAATATTGGCAAGTCTGATATTTGATACATAGGATCCTCGTCCTCAACAAAATCAATTTGCCAAAACTTTTTGAATAAAGGCATGTATATAACATCACCTTCTCTTGGTCTATTAAATGTAAGTGTGTTTGATGGTTGGTCAACTAATAATTCAAATGTTCGTCTTGCAACGACATAAGTTATTTCGTCTTTCATGTCCAATCCAAACTTACCAATCAAGTCGCCTTGACCAGCAAAACCATTTACTTCTTCGACATACATTTCAATCATGTATTCGTCAGTAAACTTATCTGTGGTATTACCTAGTATACCATCTTCAAATAGATTTTCTCTAGGCATGTAATGAACATCATGCCCATAAATCTTTAATTGTTCGATTATTAAATCTTCGTATAGATTTTTTTCTGAACGAGTACCTTGTGAAAAATATGTACTTCGCATTTTAACCCATCATGTAATTGGGTGGTAACTCGTAACTTAATTGTATCTGCTCTTCTAATTTGTTTATTTCTTCTTGCGCTTGTGAATAGATTTGTTCACCATTCATTTGAACACCACCTAACATAGCGACACCTTGAAACTTACTTAAATTAGTACCCCATTGTTTTTTGATTAATTGTATTAGGTATTTCTTTAAAAAGATATCATCAAATATATCTGTAAATGTTGATGGATCTAGTTTTCTATAACATTCGATAATAATAAAATCACCAGCGTCAATATCATTTGACCAGTCCATATCAATGTATAGTCTGTTCTTATGTTGATTAAATCTGATTGGTCTTTCACCTACAAGTATATGGTCTAACATATCTAAATGCCTTAATGTCATATCGTAGTGAATGATTGATGTAGATGAAAAATCGTATAAGTCGTTTAGTCTTAATTGATATCTTACATCAAATAAATTTAGATTTGCCTTGTCTGTGAAATCAAATATTCTTGTAACTGAAACAACACTAGATGGCATTGGTATATAGTTTTTGCCTTCTACGAAACTGGCAGTAACTGTACTATCTGCCGTATCCGTTACTGTGGATAATGTCTCATTAGTTTTTGCCCTAGTTATATCGTCTGCTGTAACTTGATATTTTAAATACATTCTCTCAACACCATCATAGTGATATTGAGCAAAGTATTGTAACGCCTCGTCAATACGGTCCTCTACCTGATCATCTTCTACATTTATTTCGATTACAGGTTTACCTAATGCTCGAAGGCAATATTGTTTAAGGGTCTCTCTAGTCGTTATTGGGTTATTTTGTGCCATATTATAGTCCTTATGAGACTATTTATAAGGAAAATAACTTAATATCTTACAACTACTCTATCGCCTGAAGCAGGTGCCGCATCTAGGGTTAATGTAGTACCAGAGATTGTAAAGTCCTCAGTAGGTTCTTGTACAACCCCGTTGATTGTTACCAAGAATTGGTTTACATTATAACCTGCAACAATTGTAACAGTTGTGGTAGATCCATCACCATCTAGTGTTGCTTTGTTGGCACCAGATGATACTTTGAAAGTTTCGTTTGGTATACTAACTGTTCTGTCTGCTGTTGGGTCTATTACAGTAAGAGTTGTTTCAAAACTGTCTGCTGTACTACCTTCAAATACAATGTTACCACCTAGATTTATGCCTGCATTGAAAGTTGTTTCCCCTGCCGCACTACCATCTATTGTTACGAAAGTTGTATCCGCACTACCGTCAGTACCTTTGAAGATAATATCTGTATCATTACCTTGAGCATCTATTGTAATATTACCAGCAGTTGTGGTTACATTTACAGCCGCGTCCCCAGCAGTAAAGTCATCATATGCTAATGATATACCACCTTGCATGTAGGTCTTAACAGTTGTAACATTAGTCATTCTCATAGTGCCGCCATCGTTAATTAAGATACCGTCACCGTCTGCTAATGCAGTTGTACCTCTACTTGTACCTCCGTCAATTAAATTAATCTCTGCAGGTGTAGCCGTAATTTGATCTGTACTTGCAGCCGCAAAAGGTTGTAATGTACCACCTATGTTTGCAAGATTGATTGTTCTATCTGCTGTTGGATCAACAACACCTAATGTTGTTTCGAATGAATCCGCAGTAGAACCTTCAAATATGAAACTACCAGTTGTAGTCGTATTACCAGTAATCGCTGGTGTAGCAATTGTAGGACTTGTTAAAGTTTTATTTGTTAATGTTGCCGTATTATCAGTACCAACAAGAGTTGTAGTATCTGCAGGTAATGTGATTGTTATGTTACCAGAAAAATCTGAGTGTGCCGGAGCAGTTAATGCCGCATAGTGAGCATTTGAACTTTCACAATACATTCTGATAGCAGATTGAGTACCATCGTTTTTAAGGTCAATCAAACCAGTAGTAAAAGTTATTCTATCGTTACCACCAATTCTAAAGTCAATTTGGTCATCAGCACTAGCAGTAATTGATGTATCAGCGTCAGCGTCTAATATTAACTCACTGCCGTTCATGTCTATATCACCTGCAACTAATATTGATGATCCTGAAAGTACATTGAAAGTATTGGCAGTAAATGTGAAATCGTCAGCGTTTGCAATCTTAATATCAATCTGATCGTCTGTACTTGCATGAATAGAAGTATCAGCGTCTTCGTCTAATATTAATTCACTACCATTTAAATCAAAAGATTTTAATTGTAATGCAACTGTACCACTATCGTTAGGTAAGTTGATTGTTCTATCTGCTGTTGGATCAACTACATTTAAAGTTGTTTCAAAAGAGTCCGCACTAGAACCCTCAAATATTACACCACCAGTTAACTCAACATTTGAGAATGCCGCAGCCCCACCACCGGTTACATCTGTTAAGAACGCAACGGTACCAGATCCATTCTGAAATGTAATTGTTCTATCTGCTGTTGGGTCAACAACCGCAAGAGTTGTTTCAAAACTGTTTGCTGTAGCACCTTCAAATACGATTGAACCAGTTGTTGTAATTGTATCTGATTGTAAAGTACCTGCAAAAGTTACATTAGCACCATCAAAGGTTGCCGCAGTAGTTGTACCAGATTTAATAATTAAGTTGTTTGAGTTGTTTGTTAATGAAGCGAATTGTGAACCACCATCTAATAATAGTACATCACCGCCATCAGCGTCAACTTTAATATCGCCAGGTGCGTCTAGTGTTATGTCAGTTGCACCATTTAGTACAAAGTCTAATGCCGTTGTACCCCCAGCCTTCAATGTAATATTATCACCGTCAGCGTCTAATACAATGTCTGTAGCCGCGTCAAGTGTAATAGTAGAACCTGAATCAATTTCAGTTATGACTGGAGTTGTTAAAGTTTTATTTGTTAGAGTATCAGTTGTATCTCTACCAACTAACTGTGTAGTTGCGTTTGGTATTGTAACTGTTCTATCTGCTGTTGGATCTTCTACTGTTAAAGTTGTTTCAAAACTATCACTTGTTGAACCCTCAAAAGTAAATGAGTTTGTTACATCAATAGTTGAGGAATCAATTGTAGTAGTTGAACCAGAAACTGTTAAGTTACCTGCAATGGTAACATTTGCACCAGACATTGTGATTGCAGTAGTAGGTGTAGAACCTGATTGGATTCTTAAATTACCACCGTTGTTATTCAATGCACCAAATGTAGTGCCACCATCTTTTAATGTAATGTCTGCCCCATCAGCGTCTAAAATAATGTCAGTAGCGGCGTCTAAAGTTATAG